AGAAATTCTCATTGAGGTTCGATACTAGAAAATGCTGGCACGAACAAACGTTCACGTCCATGCCTTTTCAAGACATAGGAGATAATCTATGGCAGATAAACTTTATTTTAGTCGCGACGCGAAACTGTACGTTGAGTTGACGGATATTGACGGAGATTTTCAAGGTCTTTGGGAAATTCCTGTACTTGACGGTTTCAGTTTTTCGCAGAGTACAAATCAATCTGAGATCGGATTGAATGAAATGGAAAGTACTGCGGGTATTAGCCGTCGGGGCCGACGTCTCTTTACGGACTCTTTGGCTCCCGCGGAATGGTCTTTCAGTACTTATGTACGACCAACAAATCGTGGTTCTAATAAAATGCACCTTGTAGACCAGGTTCTTTGGGCGGCAATGGCAGGGGCTGATGAATTTGGAGGAACAGGAGTAACAAATACTACTACTACCCTTGAAGGAGATTATACTAGATCAACAAATCCTGTAAATGGTGTTGGAGGTATTAGTGGTCTTGTATATGACGAAGTAGGTGCAACCCTTCCTTCAGACAGTACCGCTACAGGGGGCCTTTTAGGATTCGAAAATTCAAACAGATCTACTCTTCCTCAGTTGACCTTATACTTTGTATTTGAAACTGACCCAGACGAGCCAATGGTATATAAGCTAAGCAACTCGATTGTAAATGAGTGTTCTATTGATTTTGATATTGATGGCATTGCAACTGCCAACTGGTCTGGATTTGCAAAAGAAGTCGAAGACCTAAAGAGTCTTGGATTAGTTGCTGTAGCCAGCAGTGAGCCTTCTGTAGTTCAAGATAAAGTATGGTTAAACAGTGGATCTGACCTCAAACTTTATGTGCCTGTGGATTCGGGCGGTAAGCCTGTTGGCAGTGCTGCTGTTCATGACGCCTATTACCCTGCAATTAGCAGCGGTGTAACCTCTACTAATAACTTTATTCGTAATCGCTTAACTCAATTATCTGTTCGAGGACGAAATCCTGATGTAATGGAAGGAAAGCCTGTTACACTTACTAATGTAACGAATGCATCTTCCGCAGTTATTACAGTAGGTACCGGCCATGGAGTAGTTGTTGGGGATACGATTTCATTTTCAGGAATAGTTGATGATAATACTTCGGGGAATAATGATCTTCAAGCCGCTTTAAATGGAGTGAATCATACTGTCACTGCAGTCTCCTCAACAAGCATTACTATTTCTACAGATACTAGTAGTTTAGATGGTTATAGTAGTGGTGGAATTGTTCATACCGGTATTTATAACTTTACTCTTACCGGAGGTAATATTACAATTTCAAACAATGTAACTTATCTTGTGCCAGAAGAACTTGGCACAATTAATAAGCCGATCGAAGGAGTAACAGGTTCACGATCAATTGGCGGAAACTTTACTTGCTATTTGGTATTTGATGACACCGGAACAGATGGTGATAATACTGGAGCATCTGCAGACTTTTTCTCAGACTTGGTAGACCCCACTAAAGGTCTGACAAAAGTTGTAAACGACTTTGATGTTACATTTAAAGTCGGGGGAACTGTTTCCGGGCAGCCTCGAATTAATATGAACTTCCCAAAAGTACACATTGATGTACCAACTCATAGTATTGAAGATGTTATTGCATTGGAAACAAACTTTGGTGCATATACTAATGATTTTGATACTGTTGACGAGTTTAATCTCGAAGTATTTGGAGTTACTGCTTAATAATTATAACAAGTTTAACCTAAACCCGCTTCGGCGGGTTTTTTCTTTCCAGGTGTTAAAAATAATTCTTGACATTTTTCCTGCCTTTCGTTATAATATGTGGTATAAATCAATAAAACCCTTTAAGGACTAACTATGACAGACAAAAAAGAGCCTATCTCTCTCGCGAGTCTTATGACTCCAAGTAAAACGGTAACAATCGACTTTCCTGGATACTCAGGAATGAAAGTAGACCTTTGTTACTTGGCAAGAGAAGAGCTAATTAAACTTCGAAAGCGTTGTCTTACTACAAAATTTAATAGAAAGACAAGGCAGCCAGAGGAAGAGCTAGACGAAGAAAAGTTTTTAACAGAATACTGTAATGCAGTAATCAAAGGATGGAAAGGACTGAAATTTCGATACCTAGAAGAGCTTCTTTTGGTTGATATTTCTGGACAAGATCCTGATGATGAATTAATGTATACTCAAGAAAATGCAGAGCTTCTTATGAAGAATGCAAATGATTTTGATACATGGGTAACAGAGTCAGTAGGTGACCTTGAAAATTTTACGAGCAACAAGTAACTGAAGTTCGACAGTTACTTGAGAAATACGTAAGAGAATCATCTCAGATAGACGTAGAAAAATATCTACGTATATGTGAGCAGTTGGGCCAAGAGCCTGACCCAGCCAAAATGCCGCTCGATTCTTCCTCTTTTCCGGAGGAAGTTCAAGTGGCATTTTTTATATATGGATTACTGTCTGATCGCTGGGATGGAATGTCAGGAACTTATTTAGGTAAAGACTGGAATAGTCTAGAGTATATATTTAAAATATACGAAATTGAAAATCAAAAAGAAGTATTTTTCTTTTTAAAAATTTATGAGAATCTTCTCATATCTTATAGAGCAGAAGAAGCAGAGAAAAAACGAAAAGCAGAAGAGCGCAAAGCTAAGTCTGCAGGAGGTGGAAAACAGTACACCCATAATGTTCGCGGCTGATGGCAGGAAATGAAATCAATTTAACTCTTAAGATTACCGAAAAAGGTAATCTTAAAGTAGTTGGACAAAATGCTGAAAGAGCGGCCGCTGGCTTAGATAAGGCTGGAAAGTCTGCTCGTACTGCTGATCGAAATATAAAAGGAGCCGCACAAACCTCTGCAAATGGTAGCAAGAACTTTTCTAAAATGGCGCAAGGCATCTCGGGGGGTCTTGTTCCTGCTTATGCAACTCTTGCTGCACAGATATTTGCAGTTAGTGCAGCTTTTAACTTTTTAAAAGACGCAGGTCAGCTAGGATTACTACAAAGCGGTCAAACTGCTTATGCCGCCGCAACAGGTATATCTCTTAAATCCTTAACAGAAGATATACAAGCAGCAACTGAATCTCAACTAGGGTTTAGAGACGCTGCTCAAGCAGCAGCAATAGGCACTGCAGCTGGTTTAGATCCCACACAAATTACTCAAGTTGCAAAAGCAGCAAAAGATGCTTCTACTGTTCTTGGCAGAGATCTTACTGATTCTTTTAATCGCTTAACTAGAGGCATTACAAAAGCCGAACCAGAATTATTAGATGAATTAGGTATTATTCTTAGACTAGATACTGCTACTCAAAACTACGCGGACGCTCTGGGAAGAAGCAAAGATTCCTTAAGCGCTTTTGAAAGAAGCCAAGCAGTTGCAAATGAAGTCCTTACTCAAGCAGAAGAAAAATATGGGAAGGTACTAGCAGTAACTGGAGGGGGCGCAAATGAATTTGCAAAACTTTCAACAGCTTTTGAAGATATTGTAAATAATTTACGAAAATTTGCAGTAGACTTTTTAACACCTATTGCTACTACACTGCAAGAAATGCCGGGTCTTATTTTTGCAGCATTCGCCCCCTTTGGAGCTCAAGTATTAAAAACGGCACTACCCGGATTGGAAAAAGTTAGCGGTGCTTTGGACAATATGGCAACTCGAGCTGAAAGTGCTTCGGAAAAAGCTCAAAAATCATTAAAAGAATCTCTTAAAGACGATGAGCTTGTAAAGAGCTCTGCAGTTTTACAACAGGCACTACAAAAAGAAGTACAAGCAAATGCACAAGTAAGACTTGCAGATGTACAGGCAAATAAAAACAGTCTTTTACAGAAGTTAAAAGATGGAAAACAACTAAGTAATGCTCAAATTGTTCAAGTTCGTAAAAATTTGCAAGCAGAAGCTCGTGGTTACAAAATTAAGGATAAAGAAATTAAAGCGAGTTTGCACAGAACTTTAAATGAAATGGAACGTTCAAATAATCTTACTACAAAAAAGATGGAACTTCATTTTAAAACTTTAAGTTTTTCAGTCCAAAAAAGCTTTACAAATATTAAAACATCTGCAGCAGGTTTATTTGCAAGTCTTGTAAGAGGAGCACAGGCAGCAGGCGCAGGCATTTCTATGGCTCTAAGCGCCATTTCTTGGATTGGACTAATAGCTAGTCTGGGCGCTTTAGCTATATCTTTTTTTCGTTCAGGAAAAGAGGCAGAAGATGCGGGATCTAAATACAATTATTAACAAAGTAAAGTAGAAACTCTTACAGCAGAAACAGAAGAATTTATTGCAGTTCAAAATATTTTAAATGATACTTTTGACCATGGTAATAAAGCAGTAGAAGCTTATGGAAAAAGACTATCAAATACTTCTACTCAAAAATTGGGGGATACTTTAAAAGGGTCAAAAGAACTAATAGCTATACAAAAAGAAATAACCGGAGTTATAGAGCAGGCACAAAAGGATCTTCCGAGGGCTGCTCGCGCATCGGAAGCTAGTCAGCGTACTTCTCAAAGCATTATAGCCTCGGGTTCAGGAGCTTCTCCTGTGGCATTCTTATTTGCCCAGAGAGAAGAGAAGAAGTTATTAGAGGAAGTAACAGAAGTTAGAAAAAAAGCTACTATGGGCCTGCAGGAGTATATAGAGGGAAAAAAAGAAGAATTAACTCCTGCTGAAAATGCTTTAAAAATATTATTAGATGATAAAAAAGCTCTAGAAGGGCTTACTAACGAACGGTTTCATGCTAGTACTGTTGTTAATTCTTATAAAGCTTCTTTAGATGCATTGGCAAAAGGCCAAGAAGTAGATATAGAGTTATTACTAAAACAAAGAACGGCTGTAGAAAAATTAGCATCAGAAATAAGCGAATTAACTAGACTACAAAGCGAAAACTCAAGGGCTATTTCTACCGCGGAAGCTAGAGTGCTTCCTTTAAGTGAGTATGATCAATTATTAACAAATATGAACCAAGAGTTAAGGCTCTTGCAAGATATTGCATTTCAGTATGAAAAAACTAGCGAAGGACGACAACTTACTGAAATCGAGGAAAAAAGATTAAAATTTTTAAAAGATAGAAAATCTTTAATAGAAAGTTTAGCAAATCTTGAGTTTAAAATTGCTAAAAATACCTTAGCAACAGATACAGCACTAATTACTGCTTCGAGAGGTAAAACAAAGCTAGTTAAAGACGCTATAAGACTAGAAGCGGATATAGTAAAAAGTAAAATAAAAGAGTTTGAATTAAGTGAAAAAATTAGACAAGCAACTAAGCTAATGGGCGAAGATGCTACAGCTATTAAAGAGGCCCAAGCTGCTAGAGACCGTGGGGAGACTTTAACTAGAGAACAAGAAACTTTGCTCTCTACTAATGTAGCTAGAGAAAGATCTATTGAGCTTGCAGCAGCAGAGTTAGGTCTTACTAAAGAAAAAACAGCAGAATTAGAGCTTCAGAAAAATACCTTATTTCAACTTCAACAAGCAGCCCTTCAAGCCTTTGAAACAAGTGTTCAAAGTAACTTAGCCTCTTTAATAAAGGGAGATGAAAGCAGTTTAAAAGATGCAATGCTTTCCATTGCCCAATCAACCTTATCAGCCGTTGCAGATACCTTAGCTCAGCAAATGACGCAGGGATTAATGGAAAGTCTTTTTGGAATAATGTCCCCAGAAGAAAGAATTAAGCAAAAAATGCTAGAAGCAGCGGAAGAACACGGTAGAATTGTACAAGCAGCTGTAAAAGGGGAGAGTATAACTCCGTTAGGAGAAATTCAAAAAACAGCAATGGGCAATGAAAGCTCTACAACTCCCGAGAAAAAGAGTATAATGGAAAAGCTTTTTGGAGCTCCAAGCCAGAGAGAAGTTCCGCAGGAAGGAGCAGATGTAAAAATTGTTGGAAATAGAGGAGGAAGTGTAAATCGTTTCTTAGGGGATTTTGCGGCTATTTTTGACAAAAATGCAGGGGAGGGCGGCCTTGTAGAAAAACTAGGAAATGTATTTGCATCTGGAGGAGATATATTTAAAGACATATTCTCATCTCTTCCAGATCTTTTAGGAGGATTATTTGGAGGTGCCGGAGGTGGTGGAGGACTATTAAAATTATTTGGTTTTGCTAACGGTGGAATTGCAAAAGGCGGCTTTAGAACTGCAGCGTACGCAACTGGAGGAATTGCGAAAAGCCCCACAGTTGGTCTTGTAGGTGAAGGTAAATATAACGAAGCAATTGTTCCTCTTCCTGACGGCAAATCAATTCCTGTAATGATGGGCAAAGGAGCGGGGCAACAAAACAATGTTGTTGTAAATGTTTCAATTGATGGAAATGGAAATACTAATCAAAGTACAGAAGGAGACCAGCAAGGAATGGATTTAGGAAAAGTTATTGCAAGCGCCGTACAGCAAGAGCTTTTAAATCAGAAAAGACAAGGCGGCATTCTTAACCCGAACGGAGTAGCCTAATGGCAGTATATAAAATAAAAATACCTGTAGGAGGATATGATGGAACAAATCCCACTGCGGCAGTAGATATTGCGGTAGATAGAAACTCAACAAGACAAGTAAAACAAAGAATTCTTACTGCTCAATTTGGTGATGGATACTCTCAAAGAGTAAAAAATGGAATAAATCCTACTGATGAAACTTTTAATGTAAAATTTTCAAATCGTTCAAGAGAAGAAGTAAATAACTTGGCAGCATTCTTAAATAGACAAGCAGGTAAGCACTTCGAACTAGTAATCACAGAATACGATGATACAGATACAACTATTAAAGTATTATCAGAAGAATATAATATTAATTATACAAATACTGAAATACATACACTTACAACAACTTTAAAGAGAGTTTATGAGCCGTGACAGATTTAGTAGATACTGTACAAAAGCAAGAAATAGTAGACGGAGATGGAAACCTAGACTCTCTTGTAGAGCTATTTGATATAACTCTTCCAGGATACGATTCCGGGGATGCTGCGGGGACTTTTTATCTTTTTAATGGTACCGATTTAGAGCAAGCAGGAAATAAGATAGAGTTTGCACAGAATGACTATGAAGCGATTCCAATTCAAATAACCGGAATAGAAATTGCCTCTTCTGGAGCCATTGCAAGACCTACTTTAACTGTTGCAAATATCCCCGTACTTACAAAAACTCGAGACAGTAGCGAGACTGTTTTGCAAAGTATACGAAATGATGGAAGCTTAAATCTTCCTTTTGAAAGAAACGATGATTTAATTGGAACTCGTGTAGTCTATAGACAAGCTTTTTTATCTGATTGTAATACAGACGCAGCTACTCCTAATGAATTGCCTACTCAGACTTACTATATAGATAGAATTTCTTCTGAAAATAATATCTTTGTAACATTTGAGCTGGCTTCTCCAATGGATTTAGAAAGAGTAACAATCCCGGCAAGACAAGTAATTGGCCAATACTGCCCTTGGCAATATCAGGGAAGGGATTTAGGCTTTGGAGGAGGTTGTACTTGGAGGTACAAAGAGAGTGAGCAGCATAGATTTTTTCGAAAAGATGACACAGAAATAACAGGAACTATAAATGCTTGGAGCTCCACGTATAATAGTCCGAATGGCTACTCCGCGGGAGATATAGTCAAAACAACGGATGTGAGCACAAGTAGAGTTCAAATATGGGAAGCACTTTTTGATAACTATGGAAAAAACCCTGAAACGAATAGACAGTATTGGAAACGAATTGATTTATGTGGAAAAACAATGAATTCTTGTAAAATTCGTTTTCAAGGAAATAATTCAGATAATACTTTAAATACAGAAGTACCTTTACCTTTTGGAGGCTTCCCAGGATCGAAGAAGTTTAAGTAAGTGATTGATAGAATACAAGCGCATTTTGAGAAAGAGTATCCTCGAGAAGGTTGTGGTATAATCGGAATTGTAAAAGGAAAAAAAGAGTGGTTTCCTTGTTCAAATATTGCAAAGAATAACGAAAGTTTTATTTTTTCCTATAAAGAGTACCTAGATATAAAGAAAAGAGCCGATATATTCGCAATTGTGCATAGCCACCCCGACGCATCAAATGAAGCTTCTCAACATGATATTGACTGTTGTAATGCTCTAGGAATACCTTACTATATCTTTAGTTATCCAGAAATGGAACTAAATATTCTAGAGCCTAAAAAAGCAGCATATCCTTTAATTGGTAGAGAGTACGAATTTGGGGTAAAAGATTGTTTCGAAGCACTTCGAGATTGGCTTGCAAAAGAAGGAATAAATATTCCTGCAAGAGAGCCATTCGAAGATAATTGGTGGCAAAAAAATAACTTAGACTATTTTACAGAAGAAAATATACTAAATTGGAACCATAAAAAAGTGAATACTTTAGAAAAAAACGATGTACTTATTTTTAAAGTACGAGGAAAGGTAGCAAACCATTGTGGAGTCTACCTGGGAAACGATGTATTCTTTCATCATGCAGAAAACAGATTGTCTTGCAGAGAAAACTTATATCCTTTCTGGGCAGAGCATTTAGTAGGAATTTATAGATATGCTGCGTAAAATATATTTAGAAGGCGAAATTGCGGATAAATTTGGACATGAATTTGAAATGAATGTTTCTTCTTTTAGAGAAGCATTACAATGCTTAGAGCTAAATTGCCCAGAGTTTCGACAATATCTAATAGAGTGTCATGAAAAAGGAATTGGCTTTATTTGTTCTGTGGATGACGAACCTCTAAATCAAGAAGAAAAATTATTATTGCATTATCCTAAAGGCTCTTTTACAATACAATCTGTACCTGCAGGATCCAAAGGTGGCTTTGGTAAAATACTTGCGGCAATTGCTATAGTAGCAATAATGCTAACACCTGGACTTAGAGAAACTTTTTTCACTTTATCAGCCTCTGGGTCTATAGCAGGTTTAACAACTTGGGGAACTATTGCAGCAAGTCTTGCAATTAATTTAGCCATAACAGGTATTCAAGAACTGATGGCCCCCGATCCTTCTGTAGATACACAACAAGATGAAAGTTATCTATTTCAGGGTTCATCTCAAAATATAATAGAAGGAGACCCTGTACCAATACTTTATGGAAAGCTTAGAATTCCTGGCCGCCCTATTTCTTTCGAAATAAAAAATGCGGAAAGACAGTTTATAGATTATGTTCAAACTGGTCAAAATTCAGTGATCCCTCCCATGGACGGAGGAGAAGGTGGAGGGGGAGGCCCTGGAGGTGCTCCTGATACACTTCCTGATTTTGATTGGGGTAAACTTCGTCGTACTGATATACCTGTGTGGGGTCCATAATGGCTGGAGGATCTTCAAAACAATATATAGGACTTGTAGACTTACTTTGTGAAGGACCGATTCATGGACTTGTAAATGGTAAAAATTCCGTTTATATTAATGATGTGCCATTTGAAAACTCCAGTCTAGTTGGTACGTTTAATCAAGAGCAAACAAGTGCTTTTAAGCAGCCTACGCTGAGTTATACTGCAAATGCTACATCTATAAATGTTTCCGGCGTTACTTTAACTGATAAAGACATTGGAAAATTTGCCCATATCGAAGTAGAGTCTATTACAGGATGTAATTTGACTCGTTCACCTATTAGTTTCTATGGAGTAAATGAAAATTATCTATCTCTTTCGGGCACAGGAATCGACTCTGATTTTAATACTCTTACAGATAACTTATCTTATGTAAAAGTAAAAAGTAGTAACGGAGTATCTTTTTATGCAGATGCTAAATATACTTCTGGAACAACTGTTACTCTTTATGTTTCTTCTCGAAATATAAGTAATCAGCTAATTACAAGTACGGGCTGGACAATTACTTTAATTAAAGCAGTAGAGGTAACAGGACGTACAGATTCTGATACTTTTACAATAGACAGCGCCTTTCATACAAGCAACTTAACAGATGTTGACTTTTTCTTTTCAGATGCTCCTGCAACAGAAAGCACTACTACTGGATTAGTAAATAACATTTCTAAATTTGACGGATCAACTCTTCAATTTAGAAAAGGTACATTAAATCAAGCTCCTATTCAACAAGTAAATAGTTTATCTGGCGGAGTTACTATAACAGGTGCTGGAAATGCGAGAAGTTTACAGCAGTCTACAGATGCAAGTAGTACTTATGGCTTAACTTTATATAATACAAGCGGTTATCCAGAAAATCAATCTTTTCCAACAGATGTAGGAAATGCGGCTTTAGTAATTCCTAGTGGCTCTCCGGCGGGAGGTATTGGATTCGGTTTAAGTAGCTCTCAAGCACAACAGGTAAGCGAGTTAAATGTGCGAATAAACTATTCTGCACTTATAACTCATAATAATGAAAATGGAGATAAATCTTCCGCAAGTGCAATTTATGTTTTCCTGTTAGAACTTAAAAAACCTGGGGAATCGAACTGGAATGATCATATAACTTTATTTTCTAATCATGGGGGTGAAGTAGTTCATACTGATCAAACTACTGCTCCTGTTTCTTTTGATCACATAATTGGATTGGATAGATTTAAACCTTTTGATGACTTTAGAATTACTATAGTTAGGCTAACCCGCGATTCAGGAGGACTTCCAGTACGTGCTAATGGTGGAACCGGGGGAGAAACTGACCGAGGTAAATTTACTGTACAGGCTCAATCTTCAATTGGGGGAGCAAATCTTAGTGCAACAATAAAAGATAAGTTTAGCTATCCTTATACTGCTCATGCTGCGGTTTCTTTCTCTTCAAAAACTTATGATAGTCTTCCAAGTCGAAGCTATCTTCTTCAAGGTTTAAAGGTACAAATTCCTACCTCTTATACTCCTCGAGAGTATACAGACGATGGGGTAGCAGTTTATGAAGATTATTGGAATGGTGAGTTTAAAAGCGAACAACTAGATAATAATACTAGTGTTCCTTTATTATATTATACAGATAATCCTGCTTGGGTATTTTATGATATTGTAACAAACAATCGCTATGGGGCAGGAGAATGGATAGAACCAGGCTTTATAAATAAATTCGCATTGTATAGAATTGCGAAATATTGTGACGAGCTTGTAGATGATGGCAATGGTGGCACAGAACCGAGGTTTAGAGCAAATTTATACTTAGCAAAAGCTACAGAAGTATATAAAGTGCTTAAGGATATGGCAACTATTTTTACTGGAATGCTTTATTGGCTTGATGGTAAACTTACTGCTGTGCAAGATGTTCCTTCGGAACCTATCTATAACTTCTCAAAAGCAAACGTTGTAGATGGAGTTTTTAATTACGAAAGTACAGGCAGGAAAACTCGAGTCAACCAAGTAGTAGTTACTTGGAATGACCCTAGTGCAAACTATGAGCCCGTACCTCTTATTGTAGAAGATAGAGAAGCAATTGTTAAAGCAGGTCGCATAATTTCTCAAAACTCTGTTGCGATGGGAGCAACTTCAGAAGGCCAAGCATTAAGATACGGTAGATGGAAGCTATGGACTGCTCAAAATCAGAAGGAAGTTGTAAGCTTTAAAACCGGCCTGCAGGGTGCTTTTATTCGTCCGGGCGATATTATTAATGTACAAGATAGAGATAGATATGGTGTAGACTATAGCGGTCTAACAAGTAGTACTACTTCTGCAACTGCTTCTTCAGTGACTCTGGATAGAAAACTTTCAAATGTTGCAAATGCCTCCAAACATAAGTTTAGTACAATTGTAGATAGCTATGCAGCTTTTTATACGGGCTTAAATCCTGTAACTATAGACGGAGAAACATACAATAAGGGCGATAGAATTATCGGACAAGTATATTTGTATGACTCAGATTCAGACACATATGAATTAGATTACATTACTACTGAGGCAGATGCAAGTAATGCTTTTCTAAATTCCACAGGCACTACTCTCCAAACAGAATGGAAACCTTATACTTATGTACTTACAAAAGTTGTAACTCTTGATAATACCGGAGATGTTTCTGTAGCCACAATTGATACAACAGTAGATTCTTCTATTCCTGAGATTGAAAGAACAAATTATTCTGGGGATGCTCCTGCATTAGGAAGTTTATGGGTTCTTCAGGCTCTAGATGCAAATGATCAAAATATACTCGGTTCAAAGAAAGAGTATAGAGTATTGAGTATTGCACAGGAAGATAGCAAAAATACTTACTCAATTACGGCAGTAGAATACTATATAGAAAAATATGATGCGGTTGACAAAGACTATGCACTGGGTGTTACTCCTTCGAATGTATTTCCAACTATTGAAGACCCCGACGAAGAAGTTCCAGCACCTGATAATATTTATGTGGCAATAGATAGTGATTCTTCAAAGCCCGGAGAAGAAATAATAGTAACATGGGGAACCCCTCAGGAAACTTTTCTAGACATACTAGATACTGTACAAGATAGAAATTATTCATTTATTGATAAATATGAGTTATATCATAATGTCCCTCATATAGAGTCTCCAATTGTAACAAGTCGTCTATCTTACAGATTTGAAAATTTAGAAGATGGACTATATACATTTAGGGTACGAGCGGTTTCCCGTAAGCAGAATTATTCTGACTTTGTGTCTACACAGTATGAAGTAAATGATCAATATGGAACCAATGTTGAAAGAATAGTAGGGGGATTGCCAAAAGGAATATACGCAAATTCTCAGATCAGATATTCTTATGATGCAAACAGTACTAATACAGAAGCTGTTAGATTTTTAGAATTAACTTCTTCAGGATTTTCAAAAGCTCATGCTTTAACGGACGAGTCTTCTGCATCTAGTCTAGCTCTTGTAGATGTAGGAGGATTAGGTTCGAGCGAGAATCGAAGAGAGACAGAGTGGTACTGGCTTCTTCTCGATGGAGGAACTGGTTTAGCCTATTGGGATACTGACACCTTATCAAATCTTCCTTTTTATAGAAAAATAGGTATCGGAGGGTGGAGAGGTTCTTCTCAAATAAACTGGAGTTCTTTAGGCACAGTAAATGTACCTGCTAATTCTACAAAAATTACAGGAACAAACTTCAACTCGAATTTAAAGCCTAGAGATATAATTGCATTTGAAAATGTAGGTAATTTACAAGCTCTTAGTATAAATTCTGTATCTTCATCTTCTTCGTACTATAAACTATCTATAGCTGCAAGTGCAACTACTATAACTGGCAGTTTAATAAATACCGGCGATAAAATTAGACTCGAAAATGCAACTTTTACTGGATCTGGCACAGATTTTAATAACAAAGAGTACTATGTAACGGTAGAAAGCGGTGATTCAACTATTCAGTTATTCAAAGACGCAGAAAGAACTGAAGCCGTAACTAATAGTGATATAAGTAAAACCTGGGATGAAGGCGGAGTATTTCGACGAATTGGGGTTCGTGCCGCAAAAGTTGTTGCCGTTGTTTCAAATACCCAAGCAATTCTTGATAGAAGTTTTGAAACAGCTATTACTTCAACAACGGGGTACCGACAGACGTATCGCCCTGATTTTAAAGATGATGCAGTTTTTGGAAGAGTTCGTTGGAGCACTTATAATGAAACTGATGATATAAATGGTTATTTAGTTGAATCATTTATTACTCTTGAACCAAATATTCTCGCAGGTAAATCAGTTGTAGTAACACCAAGTATAGAAGCAATTCAATATGATACAGAGTCTGATGCCACTATCAGTCAAACAACTACCTTTACTTCTTTAACTGCTACAGTAACGGCTTTAGGATTTAGTAATCCTCAATTTAGGCTAGTTTCTTTTACTTTTCCTGATGGAACAGAAGTAGATTCTACCGTTTTAGATGCAACTATATCTGACAACTTTTCAGATCCGGACGAGACAGGAGGATTTACAAAAGAATTCACAATCAATAGCGACAGCAGTGTAGCTTACTCAAGTACAGTAAATAGTACTGAGTATGTTGGAACTCCTATAATAATAAAAGCAGAAGTAAGAGAAAAAAATAATGTAGGTATTAATGCCTTTGGCACAGGCGACATAATACGAATAAAAGATGGAGCTGCAGGAACGCAAGGAAGAACTGTAGAATTATCTGCAGAAGATTATACTATTGTATATGATGAGGATGGGGCAAATCCTTCATTTGAAACAACTTCAGGAGAGGATACCCAACTTACAATTACCTCTACTTCTAGAAATTTCACGGATCCTATATTTCAAATTAATATAGATAATACCAATTATCCTTCTAGTACTTTTTCGAGTTGGACAGCTGGTACTTCGCAAGATGGATTAGTTTATGCAACGTATATAAATGTTCCAACTGCAAAACCTAGCTATACTAGTAAAGTCTTAGAAGTTCGTGTAGCTGAAAATCCTGATGCTCCGAATGCTTATGGTGGAACTACTACTCCTACTATTTCAGCAACTGATAGTATTTCTATCCTTTACCTTCAAAAAGGTGAAGGGGGCGTTGCAATATCAAACTCTAATGCTTCTCATGCTTATGCAACGGATGAAAACGGAGAAATTACAACTAGCACTATTCCGAATTCGGGTACTACGATAGAAGTTCTACTAGGAGGAACTAGAGGAACTTATGTTGGGGGTACTGGAGTTTCTTCCGGAGGTTTTTCAGGGACTTTATCGGAAGGTGAGTGGTATGTTCAAAGTGTTACTTCAAGTACAAGTGAGTTTTCTGCAGGAAATATTACAGAAAGTAATGATATTATAACAATTGGCGAAGTAGCTGTAAATAGCAATATTGGATACGGTGAAGACAACGAAACAATTACTTGGACACTACGAGTGGGTACTCGTTCTGGTACTGCGGTAGACTTAAGAACTACACAAAGTTTAAGTAAATCAAGAAAAGGTGCCGCGGCATTAGGTTTATTTCTTACCACAGATCATCAAGTTTTTGTAAAAGACGTTGATAATAATTTAAGCCCTTCTAATGGTATTACGATAACAGCTAATAGACTGAATATTCCTACTTCCCAGAGTATTAGTTTTAGTGCTGTAGATCAAAATAATAACAGTATAACTCTTAATACTATTAGTGGAAATTCCGATGCAAAAAAATTAACAACAAGTAACTTTGGAAGCAATACTACTTCGGTTACAATAACTGCTTCGGTTGAGTTCCCTGCAAATAGTGGTACTTATTATACTGACTCTGAAAGTATAGAACTCCTTCGAGATGGGGAAACAGGGCCTGGCGCAGTCACTGTAAGTTTATCAAATGATAATCATACATTTACTGCTGACAACGACGGAGCTATTTCATCCAGCGATTTTTCAGGGTCAGGCACTGATATATCTGTATATGAGGGGGCCACAAGACTTTCGTATGATGGCTCAGGAAATACTGCTGGAACTTGGACGGTATCAAGAACAGATTCTTCAAATGTTACTTCTCCGTCTACTTTTTCAAGCCTAGGATCAACTTCCCCCTATGATGCACAACATGGGGCAATAACTGCATTTAGTTCTAATACAGGGACAGTTACTTATAGCATTTCGGGTAAAGTTGCAGATGGTACAGCGTTCACTGCAAGTAAAGTTAAAACTTTATCAAAAGCAGGTGCTGGATCCAATGGAGACCCCGGAGTTGATGCAAAAGCGCTTTTCTTAACATCAAATGCACAAATATTTAAAAAGGCAACAGATAATACTATTACTCCAAGTAGTATAACCTTTACTGCAAATGCTCAAAACTTAGGATCCTCGCCAACCATTAATTTTAGCTCTAGTCCTACTGTTACACTTACAGGTAGTGGAAGCACAAGGGCTTTAAGCAAAGAAAATTTTGGATCAAATACTTCAGTTACAGTAACAGCTAGTACTACTGTTGATAGTGTTACATATACTGATTCAGAAACTATAGAACTTCTACAAGATGGAGCAACAGGTGCAGATGCAATTACTGTAAGTTTATCAAATGATAATCATACATTTACTGCCGATTCAGATGGAGCTGTATCGACCTATACAGGCTCCGGAACAGATATTGCAGTATATGAAGGAGCCACAAAACTTTCTTACGATGGATCTGGAACATCTAATGGCACTTGGACAGTTACTGTATCTGCTTCAGGAATTACAGCTGGGGGGATTACAGATTTAGGTACTGATGCGCGATTCGCAGCTGCTAGCGGTATGGCAGATGCAACTAATTCTGCTACTATAACATTTTCAATTTCTGGAAAAACTGCAGGGGGAGACTCCTTTACAGCAAGTAAAGTTCAAACTTTTTCGAAAGCAGAAGCTGGAGAGCAGGGAGCTAGTATTACAGGCCCAAGTGGGGACAGTATAGATGTAATATTTATACGAAGTGCTAGTGCACCAAGCACTCCCGCCGCTTCTTCGGGAACTCCTAGCGGGTGGTCAACATCGGTAGCGGGGGCAACTGGTACAGCTTTATTGTGGGCTTCTGTAGGTACAAAAGCGGGAGCAGCAACTAACTATACTTGGCAAACTCCTTATCAAGTAGAAGGCACAGCAGTGGCCGAAGTTGCCGCATATAGAAAGAATTCTAGTGCTGGGGCGTCTGGGGGGTCTTATAACTTTACCACTAGTACATTGACTCCTCCTACAAGTTGGTCTACATCTCCTCCTAGTTTAATAGACGATGGAGATACTGTATATGTAATTGTAGGTACAGCTTCCGGAGGGCCAAAAGAAACTTCAGCTTCAATTACTTGGTCTTCTGCAGCTGTGTATGCTCAAAAAACAGATGGGGTAGGAGAACAAGGAGACCCCGGACCTCGATCTGTTTTTGCATATATTTATTATCAAAGTAGCTCTACTTCTGCACCGACCATTCCTGCATTAAGTACTTTTACTCCAAATTTTACTAATGGATCAGTGTCGAGCAGTAATTCTGCTTGGAGTACTAATACTCCTACTTTTGTTGCTGGAAATACGAATAAGTATTGGTATTTTACATTCACGGCAACAGAAAGTGGAACATATAATAACGGATACCCAAGCGTTACTAAAAATTCTAGCCCTTCTGCAGGCTCTGGAGCAATACAAGGAATTGGGTTTACTGGATTAGTAACTTTTTCAAGTGCAAATAATATTGATGGATTTAATCCTATAGAATGGATTAATGATAATGGAGCAACTACAGGTACAAGTAATACTACCACTATTGATGGTGGCTTAATTCGAACAAATACAATTATTGCCAATAAGCTAGCTTTTACTCCGGTTACTTCTGTTGCAGGTGTGACTGGTTCGAGTATTTCTACAGCACAATTAAGTAGTGCAGGATTATCTCTTACTCAAGATTTAGGAAGCTTAGCAAGTCAAGACACTGTTGATTTAGTAAATGATATATCAGGAACTCTACCGACTACAAGTGGTGGTACTGGAAACAGTTATAGTAATTTAACACAATTAGCCTCGGGAATAGCTGCAACTACTGCATTTGGAGATTTGGCTACTTTGGATAGCATTAACGCTGCTAACCCTTCGGGCTACATTACAGGTCTTGGTGATTTAGCGACTAAAAATGAAGCAAATCTAGATTTTATAGGTCTCTCCTCTACAGTTATACAAGCAGGAAAGATTACTCTTGGCACATCTGGCGTTCTTTTTGACAATGCAGATAGTAGTCATACTGTTGTTCAAAATGCAATTATATTAGATACTTCGGGAAGTGCCAATGCAATTTATATCTATGACGGTAACACTTTAAGAGTTAAACTAGGAAAGCTATCATAACCACCAAAAAAATAAAACTTGACATAAAATGTCCCCTTTGTTATAATTTCATCATGGAGAGATTTAAATGAGCGCAGGTACTTATAACTTATTCATTGACCAAGGATCCGATTATGCGATTCAGCTTACTGTAAAGGAAAATGGATCTGCTAAAGATTTAACGGGCTACTCTGCCCGTGCACAGCTGCGCTCAACAAAATCAGCCACCGATGTAACGGCTACTTTTACCTGTACAGTTACAAATGCATCTGGAGGTGTTATAAAGATGGCTCTTGGAAATAATATTACAAAAGACATTTCTCCTGGTGTATACTACTATGATTT